CCCTTGCATTAGCCGCTTGTTGCCCTTCATGCTTCCAATCTTCGTGCTTTTCTAGTATTTCTTTTTTAAGGAATTCTATTTCATTTTGTTGCTGGCGTAGCCTTGACTCTACTTCACGCAACTCAGATACCATTGACTCGTTGATGGTGCAGATAAGCCCGTGGTCGCCGCGATAAAACCTCAATACATACTTGTCGTCAAACATAAACTCTTCAAATGCGTTCATTTCTCTTGCGCCTTTCTTATTAAATATGCAAGCAATAAAAATGTTTTACTTCCATATCTAGCCAGTCTTTGAATTTCTTGTGGTGTCATTTTTGTGCCTCTTCTAATACTGCAATCATGTATTTAACAGCTAAACCAACACCTCTGCCATGCGCTAGCGTAGTCATTGGTTTCTTTTCTAATTGTTCAATGTAATCAAGCAATACTCCATCAACTTCTTTAAGCACTCTTAAAGCCCTATCTTTGTCGGCTTGTTGCTGGCGTAGCATGTTAATTGCATCACTAAGGGTCATGCAATCAAAATTATTAATTTTGTAAACCTCAACAAAAGTTATTAATTCATCAGCTAGTTCATTTGCGTTCATATACCCCCCAACCAAATTGCCAATCGAATAATAGATGCTATCAAAATAACTGATGCAATGACGAAAGTTGCTATGGCTATTTTTTCTGGACAGGTCATGATTGCACCGCCATTAAAGTGCCTTTTTGCAAATCGTAAGCCTTTCCACACCATAAACTAGGTATTGATCTAAACTCATCAATTCTGTGCTGCATTGGATGAGGTTTTGGAGTGTAAGGTTTAAACTTAAAGGTGGGTTGTTTAACTTTTTTCATTGTCTATCCTCCAAAAACTGTGTATATCGACTTAAATAATTAGACATTGCCTCTTGATACATCCGGTGCTTTTCAGAGGCAATAAATTCTTTTTTAGTCTGTTCTAATTCATTAAAAATTAAATCTTCTGAAGTTTGTTTGAGTAGTTTTAGGATAAAGTTTTTCATATTGTGTATCCATTGCAAAGTAGGTTAATACTTAAAACAATGACTACTATTGAAGCGCCCATAAGACCACCTAAGAGAAATTCTTTCATTTTGTTTTCCTTTTGTTTTGTTGATGTAATAACTTTAACACAATTTAACACAATACAATCATTATTTTCTAGGTGTTTTCCCTAATTCTTTCATTAAAATGTAATTAATTTGATCTGAAAGAGTGCGTAATTCCTTATTGGCTGATTCTTTAACCAATTTATGTAGAGTTGGGGTAATGCGTAAAGTAATAAATTTAGTCTTGTTTTCCATATCCACCTTTAATTATTTGAGATTGAGTATCTAATGCTCCAAATCCAACAATAACACGATAACCCACTTCTTTTAAATAATCAATCCAATCTTTTTGCTCTAGGCTTAATCTGCCTCCCTTAATTCGCTTCATTTCAATCCAAAGACCCCAGGCAGGGATAAAAAGGTCTGGCACACCCTTAGATACTCCTTCGCATTTCAACTGTCTTGCCACATTGATATTTCTAGCCCCGCCATTGGGAATAGCAAAAATTCGTATGGTTGGGTAAGTTTGCTTAAACCACATGACAAAAGCTCGTTGTTCAAAATGTTCGGTTGGAATTTCAATCAAAATACAATCTCCAATTCCCAATTAGGGCAAATTCCATCTGTCATGGCAAATACTTCTGGTGGTTCTAAATGAAATTGCCGACACTCCCCATTGGGCAAATAGCTATCGCAAGTATGGCAACAACGGGGAGGCTTTAACTCCCTCCATTCTGTAATCATTTTTGGTTCAGGGTGTTTCATTTTTATCCTTTAAAAGTTTTATTACCAACTTCTTTTTACTACTTGGTTATACTTTCCATTTTTCTTATATTCAATTATCTTTGGTGGCTTAGAATTATTCATTGCATCAATAATTGCAAAAAAGTCATTCACAATAATTGCCCCACTTTTTTCAGCTATATCACCTAATAACCTAATAGCTTTATTACCAGCCCATCCTTCATAAGTAATGGTTAAATATTCACTAATTGGTGGATCACTTAAAGCTCCGTAATAATCTACCCTTAACATTCTTTTGCCACTAGCCCTACTAATATGTTCTTTCCATTCCCAAGCAGTAATTTCCATCTGCGTACCACTTAGACCCATAATGTCATCATTACGAAGTTTGAATTTTTTTTCCTTTGGTTCAGGAAATAACTCGCCACAAGCAGGACATTCTTTAGCACTTACATGGCAAAGTTCAGCACAATGATCGCATACCTTAACGGGCGATTCTCCATTACCACTACCAGATTTAGTGGGTGGAGTAATATTGGTAATTGGGCCATGCGTTGCTACTGCACCAGCAAAATCTAATACTAAACAATGATCTGTGTGATCCTTTAATCTCATGCCACGACCTGCCATTTGAACATATAAGCCTGGTGACATAGTAGGTCGTAACAACGCTATTAAATCAATGTTGGGAGCGTCAAAGCCTGTGGTAAAAATATTAGCCCCAGTCAAAGCAGTAATTTTTCCAGCTTTGAACTCTTTAAATAATTTCTCTCGTTCTGCTTTTGGAGTATTACCTGTAACAGAATGAGCGTGAATACCACAATCATTTAATGTCTTGGCTATTTCTTGTGCATGATCTATCCCAGCGCAAAAGAATAACCATGATTTACGATCACCTGCCAATCGGATTACTTCGTTAACAATTTCTTTATTTTTGTCTTTGGTATTTACCTTTTTTTGCAACTCAGACTCAATAAACTCGCCACCTCTTTTATGAACTCCATCTACCTCCAATTGAGCTTTAGTAAGTTTAGAACGCAAGGTAGCTAGATAGCCTTTTGCAACCAATTCCTCAATTGATGTTGGCTCTATCAAATCATCAAATATAGCTGGTTTGTCAGTAATTAAACCATGCCCAAGGCGATAAGGAGAAGCGGTTAAGCCGATAACCCTCAAGTAAGGATTAATAGCTTTAAGCTCGTTTAAAAGATTGCGATAGCCTCCTTCATCTTTGTGGCTCACTAGGTGAGCTTCATCTATGATAACCAAATCAATATGGCCTATTTGCGTGGCTTTTTTTCGTAAAGATTGAATTCCACCAAAAGTAATTTGATTTAATTCTTTTGAACCAATACTTGCACTATAAATACCTAATGGAGCATCTAGCCAATGTAAGCGCATTTTTTCAGCATTTTGCTCAATCAATTCTTTGACATGACATAACATCAAAATGCGAGTATTAGGATAATTTAATATGGCATCTTTACAAAGCGCAGCAATGATATGGCTTTTACCGGAACCAGTTGGAAGCACTAAACAAGGATTGCCAATGGAATTAGCATTAAACCAGTTGTAAAGCTGGGTAATTGCTAGGGATTGGTAGGGTCTTAGCATTTTAATCTTTTTCTGAGCAATTCAAAGGCTGTTGCTGCACAGAGTGGGACTTGTCCGTTTCCAATGGCTTTAAGTCTGTCCAGCCTATAGGCCACCCCATTAGCCACTCTACCCAAGGAGGGTTCAACTGACCAGAATTCTGGTCTACCGATTGACTCAGCATAATTTGTTTTCCCATAGCTATTCTTCTTTGAATTGACGGGTTGCTCATGTTTCCCCTGTCCCTGTTGTCCGATGCTTGAGGTGTTGGAAACATTTCCTTTACTACAGCTTCCATTAATGTGCCTTGTTCCCTTTCCCTGCTGTTCATCAAATCCAATGTTGCTCCTACAGTTTGACTTGTTACTGAAGGGCTGGAAACTGGAGTAGGCCAATTTCTCATATTGCTTACCTGGTCTCTCAAATTGGCTGGTTTGCTTCTGTTTGGTCTTGTTATTGTTGCTTCTCTCAATAAGGCTGTTTCTGATTTTGGTGGCAATTTGTCCATTGTTGTTGGAGTAGCCCACAATCCAAATTCTGTCTCTTTTGTGATTTGCACCAACATCGGCTGCCGAAAGCACTCCCCATTCCGCATCGAACCCCAACGAGGCCAAATCTCCAAGGACTGTTCCAAGTCCTCTAGAAGTGA